GAAGACCTCTTCCTAAAATAAAAATATGTTTATGATTGGATAAATTTTTAGCCAAATGTTTAATATTATCAATATTATTTTCAATCGTACTCTTGATTGCGTTTGGCATATCTTGTAAATCCAATCTTAAATTCTCAAATATCTTATCCCTATACTCATTCTTCTCAACATTTTGAGAGTTTTTATACCACCACATTGCAACCAATGTTAATACTAATACTTGATTGGTAAAACTCTTAGTAGAAGCAACCGCTTTTTCACTCCCTGCATTTATGTAAACACCACATAAAGCCTCTCTAGCTATCAAAGATTCAACAACGTTCACAATCGATAAGACATCTCCTCCTTTCTTTTTAATTATTTCCATCGCCCTGTGAACATCTTTGGTTTCACCTGATTGGGATAGAACAATATATAATGTTTTCTTTTCGTAGTTATATTCATAAAATTCGCTAGCATCATTCACTTTTACTGATTCAAATATCCCAAATTTAGTAAAAATAATACTACCAAATAGTCCAGCATGATATGAAGTACCACAAGCCAAAAAACAAACCTTGTTATAATGGAATAATTCATTCTTGTGCGCTTCCAATCCTCCCAATTTAATCCCCAATTCCCCTCCCAATCTTCCACCATAATTGATTGCCCTTAAACAACTATCAATTTGATCATGTATTTCTTTCAACATCCAATGAGGATAAGGATCAGGGGATAAATCTATTAATTGTTTGTCGATTGGAAGAAGTTTTTGATTTTGAGATAATTCATCGAAATCAACCCCATGAGGTAGCTGTTTGGTGAATATCTTTTCATTGGAATAATCGATAATATAATAAGCTTTATCATTGATTGGAATATAATCATCAACTTGATTTTGAAAACCAGATACCTCAGATGTGAAAAAATATCCCAATTCATTTTTAGCAAATAATAAAGGACTACCATTTTTTAATGCAATCAAATGATTGGGATATTTGGTAGTTTGTATAAGACAAGCCCAAGTACCATGTAAAGTATTGCATAAATCCTCAATGCTATCAAATAAATCCTTCTTACATAAAAAATATTCCAATAATTGAGCGATGACTTCTGTATCTGTTTGACTCTTAAAAATATAACCCTTCTTTTCTAAAAATGATTTGATTTCTAAATAATTTTCAATGATTCCATTGTGAACAACTGAGACAACGCCATTCATAGATAAATGAGGATGAGCATTCTCATCTGTTTTCTTACCATGTGTTGCCCATCTTGTATGAGCTATTCCACAACTTGATTCCGGTAAGAGACTTATATTTTGTTCTAAATTTTTTATAGAATCAATTTCATTTGTTGAAGCATATTTTAATATTCTAATTTTATCATCTTCAAAAACACTAATTCCAGCACTATCATATCCCCTATTTTGTAATAATTTCAAACCCATCAACATAAATGGAATACTATTTGTTTTACCTATAAATCCTATTATACCACACATTATTTAAATAAATATTATTTAAATAAAATGAACACGAATTATACTGACCACTTAGTGGAATTAAAAGGTGCGATTTGGTCAGTATCCAATCGATTTCTTGCTGCGTAATCTGGTTGTACTTCGCAATAATTACATTGTTGATCTTCAGCCATTTTAATTACTTTTCCTTTTGGTTTCTTTCCATAGCAGTTAACGCCAAATTTCAAATTGGGATCACCAAAAAATCCACCATTAATTCCTGGTTTACCGCAAGCTTTCTTCTCCTCTGCTGTCTTCTTCATCCAATTACATTTTTGCGTTGGATAATATGCATTTTGACCTTCACTCCAACCATAACTGCACCATTCTGCCCCCTTGTTATAAGCATCAACTACCTGTGCATATGTAGCTAATTTAGCCTTATAGCTGGCACACTTACATTTAGCTTGTTGATATGAATAATCCTGATTGGAAATATGGAAAACTTGGGGTTTCTCCTTGAGTTTTTCTACATTATATTCAATTGATGGGTTCTTATTATAACTAGTAACATTACTTGAATAATTAGCGAGTGGAATATTATCTAATCCCATCGCTTTTGCAAATGGAAGTGCTGCACTTGGAGCAATGCTGTTCTTAACATTAACATTATTTATTATTTGATATCTTGGTGGTTTACAAACGTCTTTATAGCAAAAACTAAAAACATATCTAAACCAAGATTTTTTGTCAATACAATCAGTATTTAGATATTTTATGGTCATAACGGTTATATAACTAACCAAAAAAGCAACCACTAAATAAACAAAAAACATCAATATTGAATATGATCCATCAAAATTAAATCCAGGTTTACTATTACTATTTGTAATTGTAATTTTTTTATAAGCATTCACATTCATAATTTATAATAACATAGAAAAAAAGGAAATTTCATTTTCAAGAAATTATAGTTTCTTTGATAGTTAACCCTCTTTTAATATAAATGATATAATATGCATTCGATGACACTAAAGTTGATGTATCTATTTCATTAACTCTAGAATCATTGTACTCATACCAATTCCCATTTGTTCCTTTTCCATATGCCCAGTAATGACCACCGTTAAGACCACCTTCGTGATTCCCTACGGCAACTAATTCATATACATTTTTTTTATCAGATGGTTTTTGAACTAAATTAGAGAAAGTACATTTTCCAGTTGGGAATTCAATTAATTTATCTATTTTTCTTCCTCTATCATCAAATCTATTGAAGCCAAATGTTAAAACTGGAGGTACTCTCCAAATTGTGCTTTTCTTTTTGCCTCTACATTTTTTATTACATTTTTCACAGTGAATAAGATTGTCATCATCCATATCTTCGCTCAAAACATAATAACTTATGCAATCAAATATTGTATTTGTATTTTCGTTTATGGGCAAATTGATGATGCTAAATGGGTCATAATTGCTTGAAATAGTGTTGCACATATCGCACTTAACTCTATTCCAAAATTGACCATAAAACATTTTTAGAATAATTGAATAGTTATTTTCGTAATTTTCTCTCCACACTTTAATTGCTTCTAAATTAATTTGATCAGATATAGAATGGACACCAATGGGTTCATCAATTTCAACCTCATAGCTTAATCCCTCGTGCAGTAATTCAATCAATTTTATATAGGCTTCCGCACTATCATTTTGTCGAAATCCAGCATAGGAATCATAAAATCTTCCCAAACATTTTTTAAAATGTGAAGGATTTACTCTACGATTTCCTCGCCAAATATCTTTAATTAAATTTGCATACTCTTCGACGAGTTCATGCTCAGCTTTATCCATATTCAAGTCTTCACTGTAAGTATTACTGAGAAAATATGCTGTGAGATTTTTGATGGAACTAAGACACTGTATTGCTGTATTTAAAAAACAAGTGTTTCCCAAATTATCCAATCCTGTTTGACCAAAGCCTACAAGAGTCTTTAATTGGGGGTCTTTATCAATATCCAATTCCATTAATTAATATTCTTATGATAATATCTAATTGTTTTTAATTCAATTTTTTATATTTGATGAAAAGGCTTAAAAATTTTTATCCAATTATAATCAAATGGTAGAATACACTTGTGATAAATGCCATAGAATTTTTGATCATAAACATAATTACTTATATCACATTAGAAAGAAAAAGAACTGTATTAGCACAAGTATTTCAAAATTGGTAATTAACAAATTGGAGGGAACTATGAATATAATTCCAGCAATAGAAGAGGAGAATGTTGATAAATTATTATCCAATTTTTCGAAGGATTTTCCCTCTCTTCCAATCTATAACGAAGAATTTAATGAACCTAACTGTGTATATTGCAACAAGAAATTTCTTTCCAATAGCCATCGAAATAGACACATGAATTCCAATTGTGCCATTAGAAAGAAATATATTAACTTGATTGGGATGTTGGATAAAGAATTGGAAAATTTATACCTGGAGAATAAATTTTTAAGAAGCAAGTATATGGGATTATTTGGAGATAATTATTTATTTATTTTTGGGACAGAGAAATTCTCCAATTGCGATCCTGTTTTAATATCCAATTGTATCAAAAATCCTTACAAGGGCATCCCTGATTTCATAGAGAGCTATCATTTTAATCAATTGGAACCTAGATATAATAATGTTAGAATAAAGAATCCCAAGAGTGTTCACTTAGAAATATACAATGGCAAAAATTGGGTGATCGAATCGAAAGAAACTGTTATTCAAACATTGCTGCGAACATATAAAGACATTGTTGATATGGAGGTGGAAAACTTTAATGATACTATTCCAGGTAATCTTATAAAAAATTATAATGAATTCTCCGAGAATATAGATTATTATCTCTCTTTCATAATTTACGATAATGAGATAACACCTTACCAAAAGAAATATGCGAAGCCATATTATAGTAAAATATACACTGCTATTGAATTAATGTTAATCAACACGCCCAGAAAGAATAAAGAATTATTTAATAAGATTGAAGAAGAAATTAGGAATATAAAAAAATAAATATATTCTTATATTATGATTAATAACGTCGATGATTTAGATCAGCTTAGATTTATAATAGAAAAAGAGAAAAGAGTTGTAGTATTGGACTTTTTCGCTAATTGGTGCACTCCTTGTCAACTTCTAACTCCTTTGTTGATTGATATGGAGAAGTACTTTTTGAATAGATGCTTAGTAATTCAAATAAATGTCGAAAGATATCCCAAAATAGCAGATGCTTTTAACATTACAGCAATGCCAACTCTTTGCTTCTTTTATAATAATACATTTTGGAAGGAATTAACAGTAGCTGGTGGAGAAATTGGAACAATTTATGAAAATGTCAATATTCTTCTTACACAACATAGTGATGGAGAAACTAGCTTAACTAAAGCTATTCGCAATAATCCTGTTAGAAATTTGGATTCCATCAATTACTCTGAATAATACTTCCAACATCTTTTACATTTCCAGACATTCTAATGTAAACCCAAGATCTTTCACCTTGGACTCTTCCAGGAATTACCTTAATTTGGGTTGTTCCACTTTCATCGTGAAAAATGATAGATTCATTCTCGTTCCATTTAATTTT